AAATTAGTGCGGCAATAAGGTCTGGGATTGACTTTGGAGGTGAAGGAATGGGCAGTTTTATGCCCGACCTAAGACCCGGATCTTTTGACCCAGAAAGCGGAACATTTTTGCCAACTGGCCCTGCTGCGGCTCCTGTTGCTGACCCTGCTCAAACAGCGTCTCAAGCAGCGCCGATAGCTGGTGGATCTGAAATGGGTTTTGTTCCTCCGACGCAAGAACAGATAAATGCTGCTATTGCTCAGATGAGTCAAGTATCTTTAGCTCCCGGCGAGCCTTCTTTGCCTCCGCTTAATGTGCCTGCTCAACCTGCTGCTGTAGAGCCAGAAATCGGACTTGGCGATAGCCTGCGCGGTATGGGCGGTATATTTGCTAACGCAGTTGTTCCCGGCGATGTGGGCTATGAAGAACTAGCAGCAGCGGCCGCTCCAACAGGAGGAAGCCTTGCTAGTGGCGTACAAAGACCAGTTCCAGCGCCACGGCCAGTGCCAATGCCTCCAGCCGCGCCCGTTGGTATAGATGCATTGCTTGGTGGTGGAAGAGGAGAGCCAGTAAATATTCCTCTGCCTCCACCGCCAGTTGTGAACTTGCCACCACCTCCTCCACCGCCACCAGTGGTTAGTCCACCGATAGTTGCTGAACCTTTACCGTTGCCAGTTCCGTTGCCGCCACCACCGCCGCCTGTAATTGAAAGGCCGCCAATCATCACGCCTCGACCAACAATTATGAGGCCACCGCCTCCACCTCCTCCACCGCCGCCAGTAGCTGCTGTGCCGATAGTTCCTGAACCTCTACCACTACCAGTTCAGTTACCACCACCGCCGCCATTGCTGCCTGCGATTGAAAGGCCACCAGCGTTGCGACCTAGAGCGGAAGTTATAAGACCTCCCCTCACGCCGCCTCCACTGCCACCGCCGCCTCCAGTGGCTGATGTACCAGTTATGAGGCAGCCACTGCCGTTACCGCCCGTAGCCACTCCTGCGGAGGCAAGGGCGGCAGCAACACCAAAGCCTGTTCCTAAGTTACCGTCGCCTAAAGAACTTAGAAAAATGCTGCAACCAAGTCTTCTTGCTTTAGGAGATTTACCCCCTAAGCCAAAGACCCAAAAGGTTACTAAGCCCAAAAAAGGCCGAAAGAAAATTGCTCAACCTGATCAAAAGTCTTCTAGAAAGAAGCGAGGCCGTAGGCAAAGAGGTGGTCGTTAAACATGGCGCTCAGTAAGATCAAATTTGCCCCCGGCGTAAACAAAGAAGGCACAGAGTATTCTGCTGACGCAGGATGGTTTGATGCTGACAAGATACGCTTTCGCCAAGGCAGAGTTGAAAAGATTGGGGGCTGGGAAAAATACACAGATCAAAGCTTCCTTGGTGTCTGTCGGTCTTTGCACAACTGGTCATCCTTGGAGTCCATAAATTATCTGGGTGTAGGCACTAATCTAAAGTTCTATGTAGCTGAAGGCGCTGGGTACAACGACGTAACCCCAATAAGGCTTACCTCTGGCGCGGGTGATGCCACATTTGCAGCCACAAACGGTTCTTCAACAATCACAGTTACAGAGAACGGTCATGGCGCGGTTGTTAATGACTTTGTTACTTTTAGTAGCGCAGCCTCTCTTGGCGGTCTAGTTACAGCCGCAGTGTTAAATCAGGAGTATCAGATTGCTTCTGTGCCAACGACCAACACCTTTACCATTACAGCCAAAGACACAAACGGAACTGAGGTAATAGCAAACTCTAGTGATACTGGTAACGGCGGTAGCTCTACCGTAGCGACTTATCAGATCAACACGGGATTAAATACTTTCGTTCAAGGCACTGGTTTTGGCGCAGGCACTTGGAGTTCTGGTGCTTGGGGTAGTTCTAGCAGCATATCTGCGGCTGGGCAGTTGCGCTTGTTTAGTCAAGACAACTTTGGCGAAGACTTGGTGTTCAACGCTAGGGGTGGTGGTATCTATTACTGGGATGAAAGTTCTGGTACAGGCACTAGGGCCATAGAGATTGGATCTCTTGCAGGAGCTTCAAACACGCCAACTATTGCATTGCAGGTTCTTGTTTCAGACATAGACCAACATGTCATTGCTTTTGGCTCCAACCCTATCGGTTCATCAGCTATTGACCCGTTATTAGTTAGGTTCTCTGATCAAGAGAACGCAGCAGATTGGACGCCTACAGCAACAAACACGGCTGGCGGCGTAAGGATTAACTCTGGCTCTGAGATAATAGGAGCCATACAGACTAGACAAGAAATAATTATATTTACGGATGTCAGCTTGCACTCAATGCGGTTTACAGGCGCTCCGTTTACATTCCAGTTTTCTACGTTAAGCACCGACATATCTATGATCTCGCCAAACGCTGCGGTCAATGCCAGAGGGTCAGTGTACTTTATGGATTCTGGTGGGTTCTATGTATACAACGGCTCTGTGCAGCCCTTGCCTTGTAGCGTCAAAGAGCATGTCTTTACCAACCTCAACAAAGGTCAGGCGTTCAAGGTGTTTGCGGCAGAGAACAATGACTTTTCTGAGGTCACATGGTTTTACCCAGTAGGTGAGAGCGACACTGAGATCACTAACTATGTGTCGTACAACTATGCTGAGAACCTTTGGTCTGTAGGCACGTTAAGTCGTGGCGCTTGGATTGGCTACTCTAAAAACTCTAACCCAATAGCATCAAGCGTAAACACTGGGGTTACTGACGCGAACTACCTATACAATCACGAAACTGGCTTTGATGATGACGGTCAGGCAATGACTGCATTTGTTGAGTCGGGTGATCTTGAGATAGGTGAGGGCGAGAGGTTTATGATGATCAGCAGGATTATTCCTGACTTTAGCTTCCGTGGGGCCACATCAGACGCATCTGTTGATTTTACAATCAAAGGCAGCAACTTCCCGCTAGAAACGCCTACAACTCAAGCGACAGCTACAGTTACATCTTCAACACAGCAATCACACATACGCACAAGAGCAAGACATGCCGTTGTTCGTATTGAAAGCAGTGGTTCTGGATATGGCTGGAGGCTTGGGGATTTAAGGTTTGATATGCGACAGGACGGTAGACGCTAATGGCAACAAGACAAAATCCGCTACCTGTTCCAACACCAGAGTATGAGGCAAATAACGAAGCGATTACTCGCAGAACTATAGAGCAGGCACTGGATCAAATAGAGAACGATGTAAACCTAGCCAAGACGCAAGGCGACAAGTCTGGGTCTTTGGCTATGCGTAGGTTTCAGTTCCTGCTTATGGGTGCATCGTGACAGACGTTATCAAGGTACTTGGTCAGGTTGATGTCAGCGCAACCACTACAACTACTTTGTACACAGTACCCGACCTAACACAAACAACTGTTAGTTCCTTGGTTATATGCAACCGTGGCGGCTCTGGCATCACCTTCAGAGTCAGTGTCCACGTTGGCGGTGCAACAGCCGATGACAAGCAGTTTATTTTTTACGACGAGGATCTTGCAGCAACCACCACTAGGACGGTTGTAATAGGCATTTGCCTCTCTCAAACAGATGTGGTGAAGGTTTATTCCAGTGCCGCCAATGTAAGTTTTAACCTATTCGGGGTGGAGACAAGTTAATGAATTATGTAAGAGGACAATTGCAGCCAGCACCATTGCAGCCACAAGCAGAGCAGATGGCCCAGTATGGTCGCTACGGCGACAGTATGCTGGTTCACATGAACCCAGCAGAGGTTCAAGGCATAGCTTCTCTCGCGCCCGGAGGAAGGCTCACTACAAACCCTGTAACTGGACAGCCAGAAGCATTTTTACCTTTTTTGGCACCCCTGCTAGGTAGCGCTCTTGGTTCTGCTGCATTAACTGGCGTTGGTGCTGGTGGCTTGCTGGGAGCGGCAGGAATGAGTTCTGCCCTTGCTGGTGCGATTGGTTCTGGCCTTACAACTGCGGCTATAACTGGCGACCTTAAAGAAGGTTTAGTTAGCGGTCTTACTGGATTCGGTATCGGTAAGGCGCTGGGCGCTGGGCTTGATGCTGCAAAAGGCGTAAAAGACGTTGCCGCAGGAGTTGGAACCGCCAAGGAAGGCGTTAAGTTAGCTGGTGAAGCCGCTGCAAAAGCAGGTCAAGCTGATGCTCTTGCTCAGTTAGGTACAGGTATCGGTGATGCTACAGCCCAACAAACCGCATTGGATTTAGCTTCGGCCAATACCGCCCTTTCAGGGGCTGAAAATGTTTTAGCTTCTAGGTCTGCTGATTACGCTCAAGCTGTGAGAGGAGAAGGATTTGGAGGCAGACTAGGAGCAATGGCTACTAATCCCGGCGCAGTTGGTAAAGGGTTAATGAGTAGTAGTTCTTTAATCCCGATTGCTGTTGG